TCTTCTGGGTAGAACGAGCAATGATTAAATTGGAATTTGCCGGAATTAAAGGCGAAGCTGATTCACGTGGCAAAGTTCAAGTTCAAGTACCTTGCGTTGAAATGTATAACGATGGATCAGTTTGTCCAATCCTTTCAGAAGTACGTGGTTGGTTCAAAGACAAATCATTAGAAGACATGGGTCGTAAGTATTGGAAAAAGCGTTCATATATTTTCCAAGGCTTCGTTGTAGAAGACGCCCTTAAAGAAGAAAAAACACCTGAAAATCCAATCCGTAGATTTATCATCGGTCCTCAAATCTATCAAATTATCCGTTCAGCATTGATGGATCCAGAGTTGGAAGAATTGCCAACAGACTTCTTGCGTGGCGTTGATTTCCGTATTGCTAAAACATCAAAAGGCGGTTTTGCAGACTATTCTACTTCAAAGTGGAGCCGTCGTGAACGTGCTTTAACTGACGTTGAAAAAGCAGCCATTGATGCTCACGGCTTGTTTAATTTGTCAGATTTCCTACCTAAGAAGCCAACCGATGTTGAGCTTAAGGTAATGAAGGAAATGTTTGAAGCGTCTGTTGACGGTGAAGCATATGATATGGAACGTTGGGGTCAATACTTCAAACCAGCAGGTATGGGTGCCGCAACAGGCGATCCTAATAAAGCTCGTGCAAGTGCTCCGGTAGAAGATTCAGATGACGAACCTGCTCCTGTAGCAAGTGCTCCTGTAGCACAACCTGCTCCTGTAGCAAGTGCTCCGGCTGCGTCAGCAGAAGGTGCGAGCCGTGCGCAAGACATTCTTGCCAAGATTCGCGCTCGTCAAAGTCAATAATAATAAAGTAAAGAGTGTGGGCATTGCCCGCACTCTCTTACCACTACAGGAAAAATAATATGGCAACTAAACCGTTTGATATTTCAAAATTTAGAAAGTCAATTACAAAATCTATCGAAGGTTTGTCGATTGGCTTTAATGATCCTACTGATTGGATCAGCACAGGCAATTATGCCCTCAATTATTTAATTAGCGGCGATTTTAAGAAAGGCGTACCGTTAGGAAAAGTTACGGTATTTGCCGGTGAATCTGGCGCAGGTAAATCTTATATTTGTTCTGGTAACCTTATTAAGGCAGCACAAGCACAAGGCATCTATCCAATTCTAATTGATACAGAAAACGCACTTGACGAAGATTGGTTAAAGGCACTCGGTGTTGATACATCGGAAGATAAGTTACTAAAACTTAACATGGCAATGATTGATGATGTAGCAAAAACTATTACAGAGTTTGTTGCAGAATACAAAGCAATGCCAGAAGAAACTCGTCCTAAAGTCTTGTTTGTACTTGACTCACTAGGTATGTTGCTAACACCAACAGACGTTAACCAGTTTGAAGCAGGTGACTTAAAAGGTGATATGGGCCGTAAACCTAAAGCACTTACAGCACTTGTTCGCAATTGTGTTAATATGTTTGGTTCTCTAAACATCGGTTTAGTAGCAACTAATCACACATACGCTTCACAAGATATGTTTGATCCTGACGACAAAATTTCAGGCGGCCAAGGATTTATCTATGCAAGCTCAATTGTCGTAGCAATGCGTAAATTGAAACTCAAAGAAGATGAAGATGGCAACAAGATTTCAGAAGTCAAAGGTATTCGTGCCGCTTGTAAGATTATGAAAACTCGTTACGCAAAACCATTTGAAAGTGTACAAGTAAAGATCCCTTATGAAACAGGTATGAATCCGTATAGCGGAATGGTAGACCTGGCAGAAGAAAAAGGTCTTCTAAAGAAAGAAGGTAATAGTCTTGTTTATACTACATCAGACGGTGAAGTTATTAAACAATTCCGTAAGGCTTGGGAAAGAAACGAAAACAATGGTTTAGATGCAATAATGGCTGACATTGTTAAAAATGGTGAAAAATCCGTTTCTGAGATAACTACAATTATTGAGTCCCAACCGGAGAGCGTAGAATGAAAGAAGATTTGATTGCAGATTTATGGTCTGTTGTTGTAGAACACATTCCTGAGAAACAACGTAAAGATGTTGCCGCTGATTTTGTTAACACATTGTTAGATTACGGTATTAAGGAAAGTGTACTTGATAGTTTATTAGGGGTAGATCCGTATCTAGATAATGCTATTGAATATGCAATTGACGGCGAAGAAATTGAAGAAGAATATGATTATAATGAAGATGAGGATTAAATGAATTGGTATGATCGAGTTTCAAAAGACATCTCAAATATCCCTGACGCAGTGGCATACTATGAGGCTGAATTATTGGCAGCAAAGAATGATGCTCGTATAACAGGTAATGTAGAAAGGGCTGCTGCAAGTATGCCTGGGATTGTTGAAAATCGATTTAATCAACTTCAGGAAATCGAAGCAATTCTCGAATATTTAAATATTGAATTGCGTCGGCTTCGTAGTCAACATTTTCGTAAATATCTTGAAAATTACCAACGTGCTTTGTCTTCTAGAGATTGTGAAAAATTTGTAGAAGGCGAAGCCGACGTTGTAGATTTTGAAAAGATTATCAACGATTTCGCCTTGCTTAGAAATAAATGGCTAGGTATTATTAAAGCCTTAGATATTAAACAATGGCAGCTATCAAATATTGTTAAATTAAGAACAGCTGGCTTGGAAGACGCAACCTTATGAAAATAGGTATCATTGGTTTTGGTTTTGTTGGTGAAGCCATACATTGGGCACATCGAAACGATGAAAGAGTTGTCCGAGATCCTAAGTTTGAAGACAGCGCCAGTTATGATCAATTTTTAGATTGTGACGGAATTTTTATATGTGTGCCAACACCGTCGTCTGCCGATGGGCATTGCGATTCCTCAATTCTTGAGAATGTTCTAAAAGAACTTTATGATGCAGGTGTTAGCGAAAAAATACCGTTGATATGTAAATCCACTGCTACTCCTAGCATCTATGAAAAATTATTAAAAGCATATCCTAGCGTTATACATTGTCCTGAATTTTTAACCGCAGAAAATGCAACTGCAGATTATCAAAATAGCAATTATTTTGTAATAGGAGGAAACGGAGAATTATGCGCAACCGCTAGAGATATAATTCGTTCCGGAGTTCCTATTGTTCAATCAAAATTTCTAATTACCGATATAAAATCAGCTTCATTATACAAATACATGATGAATACATACCTTGCAACAAAGGTAACTTTCATGAATGAGTTTTACAAGTTAGCAAAGGCTGAAGGGATTAGTTTTGAATCGTTAAAAGACTTGACAATATTTGAACATAGAATTGGGCACACACATTTAAATGTACCAGGCAATGATGGAAGATTTGGCTGGGCGGGAATGTGTTTTCCTAAAGACATAGCAGCCATCCAAATGGAGGCTATTGACTTAGGAATTGATTTAGAATTATTAGGTCGTGTTGAAGATATTAATAATAAAGACCGAAATTTAGATTCTATGGTCTCATCCCCTCAAATATTGTAGTTTTAACTTTATTATTATCGTGGTCAACTGCTGAAAATAATTCAAATGGTAGATCTAATGTTTTACACAGATCTGCCATTGCTTTAGTATCTTTAGGCAAACACATTCCGCCATATCCTCTTAGGTCAGGTCCACATTTTAAATAATCAGGTGACGAGGTATTTCTTAAAAGAAATGTTTTTAAAATTTTATCATAATCAGAATTTAAGCGTTCAGATATTTCATACATTACATTTGCAAATGTCACACGTAAAGCGTTAAATGTATTTGAATAATATTTTAAAATTTCTGCTTCAGTTGGAGTCATTCTAACTTTATGCTTAGGTAACCATCCATGAGATTCACATATTCTATGCCAGGCTCTATCAGAATGGCATCCTACAGCAAGAACATCGTGATTTCTTACAAAATCTTCCAACGCAGTTCTTTCTCTTAAAAATTCAGGAACAAAACAAATATCATAATCTTTATACTTGTCAATAATCGATTGTGTTGTTCCGGGGACCGATGTTGATTTAAGGGCAATAACACCTTTATAATTTTTTATTTTTAACGAATCTATAGTAGAATGTACAATAGATAAATCACATTCTCCGTTCTCGCCAGCAGGAGTTGGAACGCAAATAAAAACTAATTCTGTATCTAATACATCGTCGATAGTTGTATTAAATTTTGGATCATGTCTTGACACCTCATGCCCTAACATTTTAAATCCTTCACCAACTGCACCACCAACAACACCCCATCCAATAATACCTATTTTCATATTAAGCTCTCTATTGTTTTTTTAAGACCATCTCGAAGAGATGTGTAATTATTAAATCCTGTTAATTCTTTCATTAATTTTGTATCAGGACATCTGCGTTTTGCACTACCTGCAGGTCCCGGACGTATTTCTAATTTTATTGGGTCAACACCCATTAGTTCTAAAATTATTTTTGCTACCGTACTTATCTCAACTTCTTCTGGGTTCCCAACATTCACAATATGACCGTTAACATTTGAAACCAATCGATGAGTTATTTCTACGGCATCATCAATATAACAGAAGCTTCTTGTATCATTACCGGTAATATAATAATTTTTATTTTTAACTCTTTCTACAAATTCTGATATAAAGTGATCTATTTGTCCTGGTCCGTATATATTGAAGTAACGAATTATTAACCAATCTAACCCGCTGTTTGCCACCAAGTTTTCTCCAAGTGCTTTTGGAATACTATAACTCCATCGAGGATTTAAAATATTTTCGAACATAACCGGAACGTGTTCGTCTGTCGGAACTGGATATAGCTCACGGTCTATTGCACTATTAAAAATTTCGCAAGTACTTGTAAAAACAAATTTAGTATTTGTTCCTTTGTATCTGTCAATTAAATTAAATGTAGGAATAGTATTATTAACTGCTACATCTGTGGGGAACTCGTAAAATAATCTAGTACCATTTATAGCAGCCATATGAACTACTATATCAACATCTGGCATAGATTTAACTAATTCTACAGAACACAAATCATTTCCGGTTTTCTTATCGTAAGCATAAACATTAAAATTATCTTTAATTTTATTATAATAATGACTTCCAATAAATCCGTTATGTCCTGTTAGTAATATATTTTTCATGCCAATATTTATATGAATAAATAGTAGCACATAATAAAAGAACTCCAACATGAGAAAAATCAAAGTTATAACCACACAACATAAACCGTATTACGATTTAATTGGAAAAGACTGCATAGAATCGTTTTTAAAGTATTGGCCAAAAGAAATTTCAATGGAACTTTGGGCTGAAAACTTCACTCCAGATATATCCGATCCTAGGCTTATTATTAAAGAATTTAATAAAATTAATCCTCGATTTGAAAATTTTAAAAAATTAATGTTTTCGTTAACAACAAACGATAAGGTTCTTTCAAAAGAAAAACTTTGGTTAAAAGGACATGTTGTATTAACAGCATTAGAGGAATCATCCGATGATGTTTTTATTTGGTTAGATAGCGATGTGGTAACACACTCACCGATCGAATTATCGTATATCGAATCATTAATTCCTGAAAATGTATTGTCGGTGGACATTCCGGCAGGCGGAAAAGGAAAGGATAAAGAAGCAGAAACTGGATTCTTTGCTTTAAATTTAAAACATCCATTGAAAAATGATGTTATTGATTATTATCGAGAATTTCATGTTACAGACAAAATGTTACATACTCCTAGATTTATGGAAACATCTGTTTGGTGGTCTGCAATTAAAATCGCTGAATCAAAAGGCGCGGTAACGAATCATTTAAAGTCTACAAAAGATCATTTAATGCCTTTTATGTATACCGAACTTGCCAGGTATATGAGACATTGGGTCGCTCCTTCAAATAAATCAAATTACTCAAAAGGTAAGAAAGAAAAAACGCAGGAAGAAGAATGATATCTAGATCCCAATCATTTCAAGATAAATTTGCATATTCTATCTTGGGAGAAAATTCAACCTATTTAGAAATTGGTGCCCGTTGGCCTGTTAAAATGAGTAATACCTACGAATTAGAAGTTTCGCATAACTGGAAGGGAATTAGTTTAGAATTAGATGTTCAAATGAAACCTTTTTGGGATGGTACTCCGGAAAGAAAAAATAAAATTTATTGGAACGATGCATTAACCTTTGACTATCGAGATGCAATTTTAAATAATAATCTTCCATTGCGGTTAGGATATCTATCTTGTGATATTGAACCTCCTTTTAATACATTTAATGCATTACAAAGAATTTTAAATCAAGGAATATCGTTTTCTTGTATTACATTTGAACACGATCTTTATTCTTATAAAGAAAAAAACTTTTGCGATCTTGCAACTGAATATTTAATTTTACATGGCTATAAAGTAGCTGTTAGAAATGTTACTCATGTTGATAAAAAGGGAATAGAAAATCATTATGAGACATGGTATGTTAATAATGATATACCGTTTGAAGAAATTGATTTTAAAGATTGGATTAAAGTATGAAAAAAATTGTTATAGCCACAGGAGGGTTTGATCCCATCCATTCAGGACATATAGCTTATATTCAAGAAGCACGTAAATTAGGAGATTTACTTGTTATAGGAGCAAACTCAGATGCGTGGCTTAGACGTAAAAAAGGTAGAGAATTTATGCCTTGGGAAGAACGTGCTGCTGTATTATCTTCTATGAAAGATGTTGAACGAGTTATTAACTTTAATGATGATGATGGTAGTGCTAAAGATGCTATACGAAAAGTAAGAGCAATTTATCCCAACGACAAAATTATTTTTGCCAACGGCGGTGATAGGAATACATCAAATATTCCAGAAATGAACATTGTTGATAATAATTTAGAATTTGTTTTTGGCGTCGGTGGAGAGCATAAGATGAATTCCAGTTCTTGGATTTTACAAGAATGGAAGGCACCTAAAACAGAAAGACCTTGGGGTTATTATCGTGTTCTTCACGAAGTTCCAGGAATGAAAGTTAAAGAATTAACCGTTGACCCTGGAAAAAAATTAAGTATGCAAAAGCATAAATTAAGAGCCGAATACTGGATTGTCAGCGAAGGCGAAGCAGAAGTAAACAGAATGATGGACAGCGGCTATTCTATGCCTAGCGTACATTTAAGAAAACATATAGAATACCAAGTTCCTGTTAATGAATGGCATCAATTAACTAACCCGTTCGATGTTCCTGTAAAAGTTGTTGAAATACAATACGGAGAACAATGTATTGAAGAAGATATAGAAAGACAATGAAACCAATGACCAACTGGATCTTTCTTAGCAAAGATGGCCAAGATGAATACATCAATATGTTTGCTCTTGGTGCTAATGGAAGAGTAATAAACACAGACGATTTTGTTTATGAACATAGTCGGGATCCTATTGTGTTGAGAGGAATCCTTAAGAAAAAAATCATGCAACGCTGTTGGTTTGATAATAGAGATTTTTATTTTATGGATACTGGATATCTAGGTAATCAAAAAAGTGCATTAAATCCCATGGGGTGGAAATATTGGCACAGGATTGTTAAAAATGATATTCAGCATGGTAATACAATTATCGAAAGACCCGATGATAGATTTAGAAAATTAGGTATACCTATTCATAGTTGGAAAAAAGGCGGAAGAAAAATTTTAATTGCTGCTCCCGATGAAAAACCTTGTAAATTTTATAATATAGATTTAGAAGAATGGATTAACGATACTATATACACTCTCAAACAATACACTGATAGAGAAATTGTAGTTCGTCAGCGAGTAAAGAGTAGAAGTGATCGTATTTTAACAAATACATTAAAAGAGGCACTTGATGATGATGTGCATGCCTTGGTAACATATAATTCAAACTCAGCAACAGAAGCAATTTTATATGGTTATCCCGCATTTACATTAGCCCCTACTCATGCAGCAAGTCCTGTTTCGTCACAGGACCTTAGTCAAATTGAAACTCCGTATTACCCTGATAAAGATAAAGTATATGCATGGGCTTGCCATTTAGCCTATGGTCAATATCATATTGACGAATTAAAAAATGGTGCGGCCTGGAGAATGCTTAATGAATTTTGATTTTTTACCTGTTTATGTTGGATATGATTCTAGAGAAGATATTGCATACAAAGTATGCGAATTTTCAATTTATAAAAACAGCCCGGACGCTGTTGTTAAACCTTTAAAACAAGACCAACTTCGTCGAGATGAAATTTATACTAGAGATGTAGATTCTTTAAGCAGTACAGAATTTACGTTTACTAGATTCCTAGTTCCAGCTTTACAAAAATACAAAGGCTGGGCATTATTTTGTGACTGCGACTTTGTATGGGACGGAGATATATCCGAGCTATTTGCCCAAGCAGATCCAAAATATGCAGTCATGGTTGTGCAACATAATCATAATCCGACTAATACCGTAAAAATGGATAATAAACAGCAATCTCAATATCCAAGAAAAAATTGGAGTTCTATGATCTTATGGAATTGCGAGCATCCGTCAAATAGATCATTAACACCAGAAGTTGTAAATTCTCAAACAGGTCAATTTTTACACAGATTCCAATGGCTCCAAGATCACGAAATAGGGTCAGTTTCAACAAAATATAATTTTCTTGTTGGGTGGAATGACGAATCAAAGGACGGAAAACCAGTGGCATATCATTGGACTGAAGGCGGCCCCTGGTTCCCACATTACATGGATTGTTTATATAAAAATGTATGGTATCAATACCTTATTGATTACTCTACTGAATTAGGTTTAGAATTTGGTTCTAAACCTCGACCTCCATTAACGTTTGTTACTAGTTTATCAAGAGACTATTTTAATGAAGTTGGAAATATTACTCTTGCATCATGGAGGAATACATTACCCGGTGATGTAGTTTTTGTTTGGGACGATAAACCTGTTGACCTAGGCTTTGGGAAAAACTTTATGTTTTGGAAAGATGTAGCAAATCCTCAAGATCCGTGGGTGCAGGAAGCTATGGGCGGGACAAAGGCAGACAGGTTTTGGAAAAAAAGTCGTGTGCAGGTTTGGGCAGCAAGAAAATTTGGCGGACTTGTAGTATGGTTAGATGCTGATATTTCTGTTAAGCGACCATTATCTTTCTCAAAAGCAAAAGATTTACTGAGCCCCGGATCCAGAGTGTGTGCAACATTAATTCCTGGGACGGGATTAGATCTAGAAACTGGAATTGTTGCATTTAATACAAAACACGAATCATTTACTGCATTTATTAGAGATTATTCTACAGGCTGGTACAATGGTCAAATTTATCAGCAAAGACAAATTTACGATAATCATATGTTAGGATCGTTAGCCGGGAAATATAGCATTGGTTCATATTGTGAGACTGCTGATAGATGGCAACTTACTGGTGCTGACGAAAGAAAAAATCAATTTGCCATTAAGTATAGTCCATTAAATGAGTATTTCCATCATCATATCGGTATTTTAAATAAAGAGCTTTTAGTTAAAAATAACAATAAATGAAATTTGCAGCATACCTAGCTTGTATTCCTCCTAACAACAAAAATGTTGAAAAAGGAGAAATTTTAAAATTATACGCTGCTGGCGTTCAAAAATATGGAGACCAGGTTGAGCTGGTCTCAACTATGCAACTAGTTTCTGCAGACGTTGGAATGAGTGTTGGCTGGGTGCATACCGGATCTAAAGGTACTCCTCATCTAGAATTTAGAAGAAAAATAATTGATCATCAACTTAGTTCTAATAAAAAGGTTTTATTAGCTGATAGTAATTTATTTCTTTATAAAAATAGTGCTAATCCTGGGCATTATCTAAGATATAGTTTTAACGGGATATTTCCAGACTCTGGTGAATATTGTGACAATGAAATTGATCCTCAGCGATGGACAAAATTATCTCAAAATTTAAATTTATCTTTAAAAGATTATAGAACTACAGGTAATCATATTCTTTTCTGTTTACAACGTAACGGTGGTTGGTCAATGGGTGGCTATGATGTTGTAGATTGGACGGCTGCAACTTTGTCTGAGATAAGAAAATACACAGATCGAGAAATCGTGTTAAGAGCTCATCCAGGAGACAAGGGATCAAAAGATTATTTAAGTCCTCAAAATTTAATGAAAAAACTTGGACATAAAAATAACAACATTAGAATGTCCCAACCGGGCTCAACACTAGAAAATGATTTAAAAAATTGTTGGGCAGTGGTTAATTACAACTCAAGTCCTTCTGTTGGCGCAGCTATAGAAGGATATCCAATATTTGTTACCGATCCTTTAAAGAGTCAATGTGCCGAAATATCAAATATGAATTTATCTGATATTGAAAATCCTAAATTACCAGATAGACAACGATGGGCAGAACGATTGGCCATGTTCCATTGGAATTTTGACGAAATTTCCAGCGGAGAATGCTGGGCTCACATGAGAAAGTATGTATGAATATAGAAGTTATTACAAGTTTCAACGAACACTATTATAATCTTATTGGAAAAGATTCTTTAGAATCTTGGTTAACGTACTGGCCAGAAAATTTAACATTAACTTGTTACGTAGAGGAATTTAAATTACCAAAGTTAAAAAGAATTAAGCAAATTGACTTCTCAGAACTTGATCCTGCCTATGAAATTTTTCAACACACTAAAGGAATAGGCGGCCAAGAAAGAAAATTTGCAAAAAAATCTTTTAGTTTTATACACGCAATGTTTAATAGCAATGCAGATAGGATCATTTGGTTAGATGCCGATGTAATAACCAAGCAAAAATTACCTTTAGAATTATTAATGTCAATTCTCCCAGAAAATGTGCTTAGTACACACATGGGTGTGACATATCTAACTGCAAAAGACGGAACTCCAGGTAGATGGTTTGTTCCAGAAACTGGTTTTTTTGCCGTAAACACTAAACATTCTGATTTTTTAAATTTTAGAAATGAATACCGTAGACATTTTATAGAACAGGACTCAACAAACTTAAGAAGATTCTACGATAATGATGTTTACGGTTATGTTTTTGAAAAACTTGGGTCTGCTGGCCTTGATTTATGTAAAGATTTTAAGAAACCTTACAAGACTCCAATGAAACATACGGTGTTAGGTGACTATTTAGATCACTACAAAGCAAAACATTCAAAGCATGAATATCAAACTACTGAGTAGTCCAGTATTTTTCAGTTCTCTGACGTATAAAATCAGTTTTTAAACTTTTTCCGGTATTTTTTCGATTACCTTTAAGATGATCAAGATAAGCTCCCCAGGGACTATTCACCAGAGGATGACCTTCTCCTTTAATTAATCCTTTACTCCAATTGTACCAAAACCAATCGGGATGGAGTTTTTTAATTTCATCTCTAACAATGTCAAAAACCCAACAATCATTCCATTCTTTCATGGTGAAAAGTCTTCCAGAATCATAAGCCAACTGAAATTCTTTTAAAAATTCTTGAGTTACTGGATTTTTTAAACTCATCGAATAAAGGCCACATTCAGTAAATTTATTTTCACGACCAAGAAACCCTAACCCTATATGTGTTCCGGCCATTTTTTCTAAAAAATGTTGGGGAACTGGGGTGTGACACACCATATCTGCATCCATCCACAATAACACATCGGCATCGGTGTTAGAGGCTGCATGACATACTGAGTATATTTTATGACTAAATCGAATAGCGTCCCATCGAAAACCTATACCTGGTTGTTTTCCTTTGTGGTCTTTAGGACCCATGGCAACTTCCCCTCTAGCTT